GGAGTCCCACAAAGACGCAGAAGAGTGTTTGTTGTCGGATGTCTTGGAAACTGGGAATCTCCCGCAAAAGTTCTATTTGAGTCCGACTGCTTGTCAAGGAATAATCAGAAGGGCAGAGAAAAGAGGCAAGCAACTGCCACCTATTCTGAAAGAGGCGTTGCATACGGTGGCTCAGATGCAGAATGTGCCGACACCGTAACCAGTAAATGGCATAAAGGTAGTGGTGGGCCTTCAGGTAATGAGTGTGGATTATTTGTAGCCCATAAGGTCTATGAAACACACCCTGCTGATAGTCGTGTTAAAGAGATGGGTGATGTATGTCAGACTGTTACAAGTCGTTGGGGTACAGGTGGTGGTAATGTTCCTATTGTTCAAAAAGTTTATGAAAGCCACGCTCAAGATGCTAGATACAATGAATTGAAAACAGTATGTTCAACAGTATCTGCAACCTATGGCATGGGCGGTGGTAATGTGCCGTTGGTTCAGGCATACAGTATTCGAGAAGATGCTAAAGCCAATAACTTTAGTGCTACTCCATTAAGTGTTACTCCTGCATTACAAGCTATGCAGCCAAGTGTTCAATCACATCATGCACAGACTTTTATTGCAGGGAATATGGCAGTCCGTAGACTAACACCTAGGGAATGCGAGAGATTGCAAGGGTTCAAGGATGATTACACAATTATTCCTTGGAAAAAGGGGGAATCACCAGACGGTCACCGATATAAGGCATTAGGTAACTCGATGGCAGTTCCAGTTATGAAGTGGATAGGGGAAAGAATCAATGAAGTTAACAAACAAATTTAACCTGCCTGACCCAATAGTCAACGCAGTCCAAAACCAAGGGTATACCCCAGGTAGTAGCGATATTACGGTTACCCAACTTATTCAACCGCCTCTGATTCGTCAGTTGCGGATTAAGCACGACAATGACATTGAAGAGGATGCTTCAGACCGTGTTTGGGCGTTATTTGGGACTGCCGTTCATCACCTGCTAGAAATGGCTTATAAAGGGCGTACAGCACGAGTTGAGGAGCGAGTCTATGCCGAGGTACTAGGATGGAAATTAGGAGGAGCATTCGACGTTTTAGAGGGTTCTAGCCTATCTGATTACAAGGTGACTTCCGTATACTCTTCAGACGGCAAAATTGAGTGGGAACGCCAATTAAACGTTTTGAGATGGTTATTGCATAAAAACGACACAGAAGTGACCAAATTGAGCATTACAGCCATCTTCAGGGATTGGAGACCTAGAGAGGCACAAAAGAACCCTGACTACCCTAGAAGACCGATTATGACCCTTCCTGTACGGATGTGGACACTAGAGGATGCAGAGGCTTATGTCAAAGAGCGTATTGCACTGCATCAATTAGCCGAGCCTCCCATGTGTTCTGATGAGGAAAGATGGACTACCCCTGAACAGTGGGCTTTGATGAAGAAGGGTGGCAAACGGGCTATCAAGCTATATCCGTCACAAGAGGGTGTTACACTTGCTCCAGACCAGTTTTGGGAACATAGGCCAGCTACGTACCGACGATGTGAAGACTATTGTTCGGTGAATAAATGGTGTCCTGTATGGTCTAACGTAACCTTTTAAAGTACACTAACAAATGACACGGCAAGCATTCATCCCCCACTTCCCCCCGACGGCTCCCCTCCGTCTCGCTTGTCGTGTCACCTATTACCGTGGCACAGCCACCTACTATTGAGAACAATATGACTACGATTGTTGGCGATTGGAAAAATAAAATATTAGTTGCTGATAGCCAGTTTTCAGACGATGATGCTGGTATTAAATATTTTGAAGAAAAAGTATTCCCTGTAGAAGGTGGTTATCTTGGAGTTGCGGGGAATTATGTTGATGCTGAAAAAGTAGTGGATTACTTAAACAAAAAAACAAAGACGAAACCGAAATTAAAAGCTGATAGTTCTTTCTTAAAATTGACCTCTGAAGGTCTTTTTTCTTGTGGGGATGACCTAGAGTGGGAAAGAGTCAGAACATTTATGGCAATAGGAAGTGGCTCAATGGCTGCAGAAGTTTGTATGCGTATGGGGCTAAGTGCAGAGGAAGCTGTGAAGTGGGCGTGTGATGTAGATTTAAAAAGTCATGAACCGATTAAAGTATACAAACTAGGCGAATAACATGGTACAACCGAGATGCAGTGATGATGATTTTATTGAGTTATGGAATAAACATAGGTCAGGGACTAAAGTAGCAAGAGAACTTGACATGGACGTTCGTTCGACAATGAGTCGACGAAAGCGAATAGAAAAGAAATACAATATTCGATTAGAAGCAGTACAAGGTGGAACTCCTAGATTAGTTATTCCTGAAAACAAAATTCGCACCAATCTAACTATGGAAAATGGTTTGATTGTTGTGGGTTCTGATTGCCACTACTGGCCTGGATATGTCAGTACAGCACATAGAGCATTTGTTGAGATTATCAAACGATTAAAGCCACAAGGAATCGTTCTGAACGGCGACATTATGGATAATGCCACGATTAGCCAGCACAACAGGATTGGGTGGGATAAGTCCCCAACTGTGAAGGAGGAGTTAGACGAGGTACAAGCTAGACTAGGTGATATTGAACAAGTGCGTCCTGCAGGAGCATTCTTGCATCGCACGATTGGTAATCACGATTTACGCTTTGATGGCAAACTATCAAATGTACTAGGACAGTATGAAGGAATTGCTGGTATGGCACTAGCTGACCATCTTCCTCATTGGACTTACTCTTGGTCATTGATGGTAAACAACACCTGTATGATTAAACATCGTTGGCACAATGGTCAACATGGCGTATTTAACAATACCCTTAAAAGCGGGGTATCAATGGTCACGGGGCATCTACATTCATTAAAAGTTACTCCGTGGTCTGACTATAACGGAGACAGATATGGCGTTGACACAGGAACAATGTCGGCAATTGGAGGAGACAAGTACCTGTACACGGAAGACTCGCCCGTCAATTGGAGGGCAGGATTTGCAGTCCTTACATTCCGTGATGGAGAACTTATGCCGCCAGAACTTGTACAAGTCATTAGTGAGGATGATGGATTGGTGTTCTTTCGAGGAGAGGTGATTGAAGTATGAACAGAAATTGGGATAAATGTTTTGATTTAGTCATCGTTAACGAGGGAGGCTTCGTTGACAATAAGCTCGACCCAGGAGGAGCTACTAATTGGGGATGTACTCAAGCAGTATGGGAACAGTATGTAGGCCATAGAGTTACCGTTGAGGACATAAAGAATTTAACTAAAGAGGACGTAAAGCCTCTATACAAACAAAGGTACTGGGATGCCATACACGGAGATGCTCTTCCTTCGGGACTTGACTATTGCATTTTTGACTGTGCTATCAATAGTGGTGTTGGTAGGGCAGCCAAATTTATCCAATAACTCGTTGGCGTTCCTGCTGATGGTGCTATTGGCAATAATACTGTTAGTGCTATAAGCCAAATAAATGTAGTTACATTAATTAATGAGTTTTCACAAAAGCGTCAGTCCTTCCTAGAATCCCTTAAAACTTTCCCAGTGTTTGGAAAAGGGTGGAAAAAACGGGTACAAGAAGTCAGAATTAAATCTTTAGAAATGGCAGGATAATATGGCAACTAAACCTGGCTTATATGCCAATATTCAAAAGAAGAGAGCACGTATCAAAGCGGGTTCAGGCGAGAAGATGAGAAAGCCTGGAACTAAAGGTGCTCCTACCGAAAAAGCATTTAAAGAGTCCGCTAAAACCGCTAAGAAGTGAGGGGACAGCTTTGGGTCTGCCAATTCCCTTGATGCCCTAGACAGAAAGCCACAAAAAATCTAGGTTAAGCATACCCTCGTGGTGGCTTGACCTGTTTATTTTATGCCAAGCTGTTGGTTCAACCAATACTGTAGTGAAACTAATTGTTGCGTGGTTTCAGCGCATTGTCCAACAAGTACTGAGTAGGCGGCACTTGCATCAGTTCCTGTGGGGGTTGGGGAAATTCCCGTTGTTTTACTGCTATTGGGGTTGACGTGCAACCCACTACCATAAAAGTTCCTAATATTAGACAACTTAGCTTCGTACTCATTTTTCACTCCCTGTGTAATTAGTGCTGCCTGTTTATCTTTTGAGGCATTCTCAATTTCCTGTGCTTTACCAAGTGCCTCTACTTCTGCTTTATAGCTAACGTATAAGTTATGTTCATGACGACCATAAGCAAAAAGTAATGTGCTGATAATAAGCAAACCACCAATAATATAATTGTTTATAGACAATGGGAACATTAACGATACCCGCTTATTCTTGGTGAAAATACGAACGTTGCTTGCCACGTATCAGGTTTAGGCTGGACATTAACATCGACCAAGCCACGGATATTCCAACCGAGATTAACATAAATAC